GAGTCGAGGCCGAAGCCACGATCACCATTACCGGTCCAGCTACTGCCTCGGGCGGACTGACGCTTTATGTCGGCGACCAGAAGGTCGAGGTGGCAATAGCCAATGAAGACACGGCCACCGAGGTTGCCGATGCCCTGGTGGCGGCGATCACGGCCGCCCCCGATTTGCCGATTGCCGCCGATAATACGGCGGGCGTAATTACCGCCACCGCCAAGAACAGTGGGACGGTCGGTAATGAAATTACACTTGGTTATGTGCAGACCAATGCGGCCGGCGTCACCTGCACGATCGTCCAGATGGCCTCCGGCCTCACTGACCCGGATATCGAAACCGCGCTGGCCGCAGTCGAAGCCGAGCAGTACCACATCATTGTCACCCCATATGCCAACGAAACCGCGTTGGTCTCGTTGCGCGATCACCTGGATCTGGTCTCCGGCCCCTTGGAGCAGCGGCCCGGTATCGGCATCTATGGCCAGACCGGCGCTATTGTCGATGTTGAAGCCCTGGCCGCTGATGTCAATAGTGGCCGGATTGCCGCAGCCTATTTGCGCTATACCACAGCCACCATTGTCCGCAGTATGGCTTGTGAGATTGCAGCGGCATTCGCGGCGGTTGCAGCCTTTGAGGAGGATCCGGCCCGGCCGCTCAACACCTTGGAGCTTAAAAGCATCGCGGCCCCGGTGATCAGTGACCGCTTGAGCCGCACCGAACAAGAGGCACTGTTACGGGCTGGAGTTACCCCGCATGAAGTCGGGCCGGGCAATCGGGTGCAGATTGTCAGGGCTATTTCGACCTATGTGCTGGATCCGCAAGGAATCGAAGATATCAGTCTGCTCGACATCACGACTATCCGGACCCTCGACTATGTCCGCAAGGCCTGCCGCGAACGCGTAGCGCTGCGCTTTCCGCGTGAAAAGCTCTCCAGCAAGACACCAGCCCGAGTAAAGACCGAATTGCTTGACGTGCTCTATAAACTGGAGGGCTTGGAGATTGTTGAGGAGGTGGCGGCAAACGCCGACGGCCTGATTGTCGAACGCGACGAACAGGACCCGAACCGCCTGGACGCCAAGATCCCCTGCGACGTGGTCAACGGCCTGCATGTCTTTGCCGGCCGGATTGATCTGCTGCTGTAATAACCGACACCCAAACCGCAGGGGCGTATTGCAATACGCCCCTGCAAGGAGGATCTACCCATGGAATATGTAACCCGCTGCCTGTTGGAAGTTAACGGCAAGGATATTGAGGATTTTAAGAGTTTCACTGAAAACGAGGTGGAGCTGCATAAGGCGGTAAAACTGATGAACACCACCGGGGTTGCCGGGGTCACGCCGCATTACGGCTGCAAGGTCGAGTACGTGGTGCCGCTTGATGGCGCGCCATTTGATTGGGAGTCGGTCAAGAACGCCACTCTGACTGTTGATTACGACAACGGCACCCGCACCACCTTTACCGGTGTCTACGTGGCCAAGATCGGCGAGGCCAAGGTTGACGGTGAAAACGAGCTGGTCAGGTCTATTGAGCTGATCGCTGTGGGCCGGATGTGAGGCCGGCGATGATTACTGAACAGGGAGTATTGCCTGTCGGCATTGATGATCTGAATGGCGTAACCCACAGTGATTTTGAGGTGCGCCCGCGACTGGTCCGGGATTCTGTTGAGGTCCTGGATGGCCCGGACGGTGAGCGGGCTAGCAAATCCGATCGCTATTTCGGGGTCTGTCTAATTGCCCGGCAGATCGTGCGGATCGGCATGATTACCGAGATCACGCCAGAGATGGTCTTGGACCTGGTTGAGGATGATTTTAATGTGATCCAAGCGGCAAGTGAGGCGCTGGCAACTCGCCTCAAGTCCTTTCGCTGTGCGCCACCAAGCATCGCGGTCCGTGCTGCTGGCTCTGTTGAAAATGGGGCTGCCGTATCAGGTGGCGCTGGCAATGCCGGAAGCGGAAGTTGAGGGCTGGGTTTCGGCCTATGTAGGCCTCATGAAGGGAGACGACGGCCCGAAGAAGCGAAAGGTGCGGCGAAAGCCGAAGCCATGAGCAGGCACCAGACAAGAGCGCCGGCAAGGGCCCAAGGCCAGAGAGCAGCGCTATGTAGCCAGGCGGCCATGAAGGCGGCGGTAAAAGCGGAGACAGTCAGACCGAAGCAAAAGATGATGACCATGACTAGCCGAAAGGCTGTCAACCAGTGGACCAGGCCAATGATGCCGGCCCCGCCAATAATTACGGCAAGGATATAAACGATGTCGGCCACGATGAACCTCGCAATGCAGTTTACGGCAATCGACCTGTTGTCCGGCGTTGTCACGCGCATCGGCCAGAACATTAAAAGTTTAGGGGATTCCGCCAAGGACGTCAAGGACAATTTTGACGACATGACCGGGCATGTCTCAGCCGGGCTTAAATCCATTGCCGTGGGCTGGTACGGCATCCAAAAAGCCATCCCCGGCGTCCAGGCCGCCACCACCATGCAAGAGGCTATGCTCAAGGTCAAGGCCAACCTGGGCAGCGGCGCCAAGAATGCCCAGGAACTGGACAACCAGTTGCGGGCGGTCAAGAAAAACGCCATGGATATCTCAGCCAATGCCCCGTTTGCAGCTGAGGATGTGGTGCTGATCGAGAATGCGTTGTTAAAGGCCGGTTTAAGCATGGAGGATGTCGGCGGCAAATCCGGGGCGGCCTGGGCTGCCACGGCACTGGCCTCGCTGACCGGCGAGGCTCCGGCTATGATTGGCGATTCGCTCGCCCGGATCGGCTCGCAGTTCAAGATCAAGGGCAGTGGCTACGGCGATCTGTCGGACTGGATTGTCCGAGTGGATGACGCTACGGCCTCAAGCGTCCCTGAACTTATCCAGGGCTTAAGGATGTCCGGCTCGGCAGCAGCCCAGCTCGGCATCTCGGCCAAGGATTCGCTGACCACATTGGGCGCCCTGGCGCCGCTCGGCGAACGGGCCGGATCAAGCTACAACAACATGCTGATCGGCATGCTCAAGGATAAGCGGTTTTTTAAAGATGGCCAGTTCATCGGCATGGCCAAGGCCATTGAGGTGCTGAAAGAGAAATACGGCGGTATCGAAAACAGCCAGAAACGCCTGGCTCTGCTGATGAAGGTCTTTGGCGAGGAAGGCGGCCGGGCCGCCGGCACTTTGCTGGATGCGGCCAAGGGCTTTAACGAGATTGAGCAGGCCGCCAAAGCAGCCTATTCGATCCAGCAGAAGATGGATATCTGGTCCGAGGGCTTTGGCGCCTCGCTGAAAAAGCTGGCCGGTACGTCTAAAACCGCCCTGGCCAGTATGTTTGATCCGATGCTTGGACCGCTGACCAAGGTGAGCGATCTCTTAAACAATGTC